TCAGAGTAGGTGCAAACAACCAAGCATCTGATGCTTATGTACCAGCTTCACTAATAAACGCTTTCTACGATGCAGCCGCTGCACTAGATGAGAAAGGAGTTTCTAATGAAGGTAGAGTAGCTGTGTTGAACCCAAGACAGTACTACGAACTAATACAAAACGTTGGTTCTAGTGGTCTTATCAACAGAGACGAGTCTGGTGATGCACTACAGTCTGGAAACGGCATCATTGAAATTGCAGGCATTAAGATCTTCAAGTCAATGAACATTCCATTCTTCGGAAACTACGGTACTAAGTACGGTTCTGCATCTGCAACTAACCCCGGTATCACAAGTCCCGGAAACGTAGGTTCATTTATCGGTGAAGGAGCAGAAGACGGTAGAGCTTCTGTAACAGGTATTAACAATAACTATGGTAATACATCTGACTTTGCTAACAGCTGTGGTTTAATCTTCCAAAAGGAAGGTGCTGGAGTTGTAGAAGCTATTGGACCACAGGTTCAAGTAACTTCTGGAGACGTTTCAGTTGTATACCAAGGTGATGTAATCCTTGGACGTTTAGCAATGGGAGCAGATTTCTTAAACCCTGCTTGCTGTGTTGAACTAATTGCTGGTGCTGCTGTAGGTTCTACAGGTAACGCTGCATTTGGTGCTACATATCCAGAGAACGCTTAATCTCTATTTTATTTTTTATACGGGGGCTTCGGCTCCCTTTTTTTCTTATGGCTACCACAACTATTGAAACCGATACCGAACTATCCGCAGTTAACTCAATACTGGGAGCTATCGGACAAGCACCTATATCACAATTAAAAGATCCGTCCACTGGAGTTATAACAAACGCTAACCCAGAAATACAATTTATATATAACTTACTACGTGATGCGAATGTAGACGTACAGTCAGAAGGCTGGCACTTTAACAGAGAGCGTCATGTAACATTTAGCAAAGATACTACTACTAACAAAATAGCTATATCAGCTGACATAGTTAAAATAGATTTACCAGATAACTGGAGCAGAAGTCACTACAACTTTGTAAGACGTGGTGGATTTTTGTATGATAAAATTAAACACACTGATGTCTTTACTGACATGGGTACATCTATAGAACTAGATGTTATTAGAGTATATAACTTTGAAGACTTACCTCCTGTATTTAAAAGGCATATTACATATCGTGCATCTAGAGTAGCAGCTACTCAACTTGTAGCTAACCCACAGCTAGTACAACTTCTAGGGTCTCAAGAAGCATTAAGTCGTGCAAGTCTTTTAGAGTACGAATGTAATCAAGGTAATCATAGTATGTTTGGCTTTGAAGATGAGACTGCATATCAAACATATCAACCATGGAGAAACCTTAGAAGATAATGGCAGGCATTACACAAACTATTCCCAGCTTTGTCTCGGGAATCTCAGAGCAGCCCGATCATTTAAAGTTTCAAGGTCAGGTTAGGGATGTAGTAAATGCTATTCCTGACGTAACACTTGGACTATATAAAAGACCGGGAAGTAAACGTATAGGAACTGCTCCTTTGACTAATGTACAAAGTGGTGGTTCTTGGTTTCATTACTTTCGTGATGAGTCAGAAGGATCTTACGTAGGTCAAGTCGCAGCTGACGGACAAGTCAGAGTATGGCGATGCAGCGACGGTACACAAATGACTACAGCTTACGGAACTGGTGGGCAGACCGCAATACAAAACTATTTAGCAACAAGTGAACCAGAGAACTTACAATTCCTTACTATCAACGACACTACCTTTGTTAGCAGTCGTGATAGTACTAACTCTCATACTTTAATAGGAGAGACTGGTACTACAGCTGACAGACCAGAAGCTCACTGTGCTATGATTGAACTTATACGTACTGAAAACGGAAGACAATATGGAATCAATATATTTGACTCTACCTCAACAGGTAATTTAACTACACTTAAACGAGCTACTAAAGTTAAAATCACAGGTAACAGCTACGATGAGTCTGACGGCTCAGGTCACTGCCCCGGTATAGGTACTGAGGTTTTTGCTGTAACAGCTAAAGGTAGTTATAGTGCATCAGAAAATATTACAAATGTAAAAAACAGTAGCGGTACTGTAATTACTACAGGTAAAGATAACTTAACATTTCGTTGTACAGCTCTTGGTCAGCAAGGTGTTAGTCCTAACTACAGTGCTAATACCAACGGAGCTGGTGGACAAAACTACAGGTGTAGCTACAGCTTAGAGGTTGTATTACTACATGGTGGTGAAGGATGGGATGTTGGAGATGTTGTACGAGTTATTCCAGCGTCTGCATCGGAAGCTAACAGTTCTGATGCTCAGGCGTATCTAGATATTACTGTAACAGAAATAGAAACTACTACTCTTAAAGCTACACTAACAAACAATGGAGACGGTCTTATACGTCCAGCTCCTACACCTTTTGATTCAGACACAGCAGTTACAGCTGATACTATATTAGCTGGTATAACAGCTCAATTACCATCTGGTATAACTGCTAAGGTTATAGGACCGGGTATATATCTTTCTAGTTCTTCTGCGTTTAACGTAGAAGTAGCAGAAGAAGATCTGATGCGAGTCTTTCAAAAATCAGTTAATGATGTTACAAGACTTCCAAACCAGTGCAGGCATGGATATGTAGTTAAAGTATCTAACGCTAGAATGTCAGATGAAGATGACTACTACCTTAGATTTTCTGGAGAAAATAATTTAGATGGTGCTGGTTCTTGGAGTGAATGTCCAGTACCGGGTATAACTGATACACTAACTAACATGCCGTTGGTTATACAACGTACAGCTACTACTACTTTTACTGTTAAACAGTTTACATACCAGACAAGACGAGTAGGAGATACTAACACTAACCCTATGCCTACGTTTGTAGGAAAGCGTATTAATAAGGTATTGTTTTTTCGTAATAGAATAGCTTTACTAGCAGGCGAGAATGTTATACTATCTAGACCGGGTACGTTAGGAACCCCTGACTTCTTTATTGAATCAGCCCTGACCGTATCAGCTAGTGACCCTATTGACATATCTGCTGCATCTATGTTCCCGTCTGATATATTTGATGGTATAGAAATTAATGCTGGACTACTTGTATTCAGTACAAACCAGCAATTTTTGTTAGCATCTGATGACACAGTACTGAATCCTGATACAGCTAAGTTACGAAGTGTATCTACATATAATTATAATAAAGATATACCTCCAATTTCGTTAGGTACAACTATATCTTACCTTGACAACTCTGGTAAGTTTAGTCGTATGAATGAAATGGCTAACACAGCAAGAGAAGGGGAGCCAGATGTAATAGAAATTAGCAAGCTAGTCCCCACATTATTGCCTAAAAATTTGGATTTACTTACCAATTCCAGAGAAAACTCTTTGATATTAATAGGTAAAACAAGCTCTGATACTGTGTTTGGTTACAAGTATTTATCTATAGGTGATAAAAGACAGCAACAAGCATGGTTTAAATGGAAGTTAAACAATCCATTACTGTATCATTTTATTATTAACGATGAGTATTTCTTTATAGATACAGATAACTTCTTACAAAGTATTAAACTTATACAGTCAGATACGGACCCTAGTTTTACACAAGATGACGTAGGGTATCAGATACATATTGATAACCATACTACAATCAGTGGTGGTAGCTATAGTTCATCTACAAACTTAACTACATTTTCTAGTGTAAGTTGGATGCCTAATGTAACTACACCTAACTACGATTTAGTACTTATTGACATAGATTCTAACGCTGCTAGAATAGGTAGGTATGCAAAAACTACAGCTACAAGCACTACTAGCTTTACAGTTCCGGGAGACTGGTCTGGTGTAACCTTACAGATAGGTTATTTATACGAGTATCTAGTAGAGTTTCCTAGAATATATCCTACAAAAGTACAGGGAGAAAGATCTTTTTCAGATGTCAATTCCTCACTTATTGTACATAGACTTAAATTACATTTTGGTAAGATAGGTCTATACGAAACGACGCTAACACGCCTAGGAAAAGATGATTACACAGAAATATATGAATCATCACTGTTAGATGAGTATGAGGTGTCAGATGCACCATACTTAGAAGAGTATATTAAAACTATACCTGTCTACGAAAAGAATAAAAACGTAGATATTAAACTTAAATCAAGTCACCCAGCTCCAGCTACCCTAAGAGCTATGGCATGGGAAGGCGACTTTTCACCAATGTTTTACAAACGTGCCTAATTATATACACCCAATCACAACTGAGGCTGCCATAGAGGTGGCCTCCAACCTACGTCCAGACGACCTCAGAGAGGTCACAGAGGGTCATGGGATAGATCCTATGGTCTTTCTACCTATGGTTGCTCAGGAAGGCTCTGCTGTGTATTTCACAGTACCAGACGGCAAGACTGCCGGACTAGCCGGAGTAGGAGATGGCGGTACAATCTGGATGTTATGTACATCAGAGATACATCGTTATCCAATCACCTTTGCGAGAGAAGCCAAGCGGTATGTCGATAGCCGTACAGAGGATCTTTTGTGGAACATAGTAGACTGTAGGAATACAGTGCATCTAAAACTATTAAAGTTTTTAGGGTTCAAGTTTTTACGTAAAGTTAACTGGGGACCAAACAATTTACAATTTATAGAATTTTGCCGTGTGCGTAGACGCTAATGCTTCAGCAAGACATGCTGCCAAGCAACGATGGATGGAGAAGGATGCTAAGTATCGCTCCGATTCACTAAAATATTTTAACAGAGAAACTGCTGCCGAACGTGGTATGCAAAGAACTGCTATGGGCTACAGTAAAGCCATTAGCAACGACTACCAGAGAGCCTTGTATGTACAGGGTAAGGCTCGAAGACAGTACGAAAAAGGATACATTAAGTATCTAAAAGGTAAACAGACTGTTGATGAAGGCGGTAGAGCTAGAAGAAGAACAACAGGACTGCGAGAGATTACAGCTATGAGAGGAGCTCTTGACAACGCAGTAGCTTATGAGTTTGGACCTAACATGCAACGACGTTACCGAGCAAGGCTAACACAGATGCAGAACCAACAAGCCAAAGTACGAAACAACCTAGGTCTTCTACCAGAATATGGAGCACCTGTATTAATGCCACCAAGTGATAGACTGAGTGGTGCATTAAGTATTGCGAGCCAAATTGCAGGGATAGTCTCGGGTTTTAGTGGCCTCGGCGGGGGCTTAAATACGCCGGACTTTACTCCAAACCCAATTCCAACTCTACCAAACGGAATGACCGATTGGTCACAAGCTATAACAATAGGATAACTTATGTCATCATCATATTTTGAATCCCTTGGTAGACAGGAAGCCGCCCCCTTTACCATGGACGAGCTTAACTATACAGAGACAGAACCTGATTTAGTTAAGGCTATGAACGAGCAGATCAATGAGAACATCAAAGATCGCCGTCAATTTTTTACAGATAATATAGCTGCTTTTAATCAAACACAGGCAGCTCGAAAAAACAGACTTAGTGACTTAGCTTCACTAACAAAAAGTGGTAAGATAATGCTTGATAAACGTAAAGCTTACCAAGCTGGCGATGAAGAGTATGATAAGCTAAAAGAACTTCATGACGACGAAGGCTCTAAATCTAGGTTTGTAGATGCAAGTATTAAGGTAGATAATCTTAATGCTGATATACAGGTAGACTCTGCCGATGCAGTAGGTCAAGCAGTCGCAACAGGGGAGTCTGATGGTGAGCCTATATCATTAACTGGTATAGCTGATTTTGAGATGAATACTGTTACAGAAGATTATCGTAATGGTAATACTGCTACAAACGGTATGATTGAACATGTACCTCAATACATGAAGATAGCGTTTGAAACTCTTACATACGATGATAAGTTTTACAATGAGCTTAGTTATTCCGATCAGACAAAATGGAGACGACTTGCTTTTGCTAGGTATATCCAAATGTGGAGAGAAGAGCATCCTAACATAAGTGACAGGCAGATTATTAGTAAAGTTATGCCAGTCCTTATGGCTGAAAACAAACGTCTAGATGGTGAAGGAGCTGTAACACATGTAAACTCAAGTCGTGAAGAAGTAAATAGCATTAGAGTTAGAGGAGCTATTAACACTATTAAAGCTGGATATGCTAATAGTGAAGATCCTAGTAACCCTCAGTATGTAGACGGTATATTTACTCGAAATAGTATTATACAAATTTATGAAGCTGAAGCTCTAGGTTTAGGAATTGCTAATCCTATGAAATATGCTAACGATAAGTTTGTTAATGACGTTATTATTCCAAATGTTGGTGAGTTTACTGAAAATGAAATTGAGTGGTTATTAAACGATTATACTTTTAAAGCTAAGGGTGGTGGTACAACTACATACTCACAGTTACAAAATGGTAATGCTCAAAAAATAGAAGCTGCATGGAAAGAGCAAAAAGTAAAAGACAGTGATCTTCAACTAAGACATAGGCTGGATGAATTAAACAAAATGTTTGATACAGACAACTATAAAGTCACACAGGAAGATATAAATATTTTTAACAATACAGATTATGCACAGGCTGCACGAGATTTATTTAACAGAAGTAATAGACACCCCTTACAGTCAGAAGAAAATTCAAATTATTTAAACTCTATTAATTCAACTTTACAAGCTAGAGCTCAGGATATTAAAATTTTTGGAGAACAAGTTTTAGATGATGGTTATGCAGATGATGTCTATAGATACCTAAAAATTAAAACCGATAAAAGATTCATGGAACTTATGAAAACTTATGAAGGTCAAGATAATCAGGTAGCGTTAGCAACAGAGCAGCTATTAACAGAAATAAGAGATAATAAATTTGATGATGTTAAATCACCTACATTTAATAAAACCCTTAGTCTTAACCAAGAAGCCTCAATAAAACTGTATCAAAAAGATCAGGAAGGTACACTTTTTGCTAATAAAGTGCACGCTGCTGAAGAACCTTATATACAAAATGCTATTAACAGTTTTTTAAAAGGTGAAAAATTAAGCAACTACTGGTATGAGGTAGCTAAACACGTAGATAACAGAAACGGACAAAAGGTAGCTTACGATAGACTAAAAGCAGTAGGTATGCTTGACAGTATAGGTGGACCTATATCTGCTTTTGAGTCAGTAATTGACTTAGGTGATAGAGATACCACACGACTTATAACTAATAAGCCTAACGAGTCAAAAACTTATCAAGCTATATTAAGTAGTAATGAAAACGAAAACGAGTTATTAAATAAAATTATTAATCCAGAAGTTAATGAGAATGGTGGTGTAAATGCTATTAAAAACTCTAACGGAAAGTACACATCAGATGTAGTGCTTGAAGACTTAAGTATGGAAGAAATACTTATAGGTATTAATGATGGTACGTACGATGCAGACACACAATTTGGTTTGTATGGTATTAGAGGGCAAGCATTACAAGAATTATATAATAATGGTTTAATTAATTTAGATGATCTATTTACTAAAGATCTGCAAACTGGTGTTATTTTACAAAGACTACGGTACAAGTCAAATAACAGGCTTCAGTTCTCAGGTGCGGACAGTATTTATAGAAGACTTATAAATGTTCCTAAAGAAGATAGAGAAAGGTTCATTGAAATTATTGGTGATCTAGGTCCATACTTAGACCCTAACAACTTAAGCTCGGCAGCTCTACGGGGACTGGTTGAGGAAACTTTATAACTATGAATGAAGAATATCCAGTCAATGAGTATGATTCTACGGGATCGCAAGCCGTTGACGAACTTCAGTCTAACCGCCAACAGGCGTTAGAATTTGAAGAAGAGAGAAAGAAACAAGAGGAGTTAGCATCTTCACAAAAGCAAGATGCACAGGCTGCTCAAAATGACCCTCGAAATGCAGACACATGGGGAATCCAAGCAGTCGCTAAAGAGGCTCAATCTATTCTATCCGGAGGTTTACAAGACACTGCATCTTCTGTAACTACATTTGCTGAACGTACTAAAGAAGCGTTAGACGGCACAATGCAGAGAGAGAAGCAAGAGCAAGGTTATTACAAACCAGACTGGGACCCTTTTACAGATCAAGATGATCCTATCATTACTAAAACTTGGTGGGGTAAACTGTTAAGAGGTACAGTACACTTTGGTTCATTAGCAGCTGGTACAGTTCTAGCTGCAAAGGGACTTGCTGCAACAGGAATTCCATTACTAGCTGGAGGTGCTACGGCATTACTTAACGCTGGTACAGTTACCAGAGCTATGGCTATTGGTGGTATTTCTGATTTAATATCTAAAGAGTCTGATGGCATGAACGCTTTAGGCTCATTACGTGATCACTATGGTTGGGTAGATACACCACTCAGCACGAAGGAAACTGATCATCCTATCATGATGAAGTTTAAAAACATTGTCGAAGGTATGGGTATTGGTTTAGCATTTGATGGTGTAGGTTATTTACTAGGTAAAGGTGGTAAAGCTGCTAAAAGACAGATAGTTAGACGAAATGCAAGCATAGAAAATCAAACTACTACAGCTGCATTGATACAAATACGTCAACGTGACGCTGAGTTTCGTGCTGCTAAAAACGCACCTGTAGCCCAAAGGCATCAAGGTGCTGATATATCCGAGGTTACACCCGGAGAAGCTAGAGATCAGCTAAAACGTACACGTCAAGACTGGGGATCTGAAGATGGATCTACTGGTTCAGTTACAACTAACGTAGAACGTGAACGTATAGTACGAGAATCAGGTACAACTGACGAGATTGTAGAAAGAACTTTACGTGGTTTATTTAGTGACGATAAGTTTTCCAAAGAGTTAGATGCAGTTAAAGGTAATAGAAAAGCCTTAGCTGATGTCTGGCGTGACTCTGTTACAGAATATCATAAGATAACTGACGGCAGAAATCCTATGGAAATGTCAGGAGAGGAATACTTAAGTGATTTATTTGAAAAACAAAAAGCTGTTATACCATTAGGTGATGAGACATTTGAAACATGGTCTGCTGAAACCGTTGTTACAGCTGACTTAGTAGTAGGATCTTTACTTAAACAACTTAGAGATACAGGTATAGCTGGTAGAGAACTAGCAGAATTTGTATCACTAGATGATATTGACGGTCCAGCTAAACAGGTTATTGATACTATGCTAACTGCTATGTATCAAACAAAGAAATCTAGGTTTGTAGCCTCTGATTACTTTAGATCTTTTGGTGCTGGTAAGACAAGGCAACAAGTTAATGATGCTGTAAACCAAGCAGTACAGTCTGACATGAAAGATGTTAAAGAATCTATTATGTCTATACTAAAAATTGCTAAGGATGATCCAAATGATGACTTGCTAAATGCTTTGTTTGAAGCGTTTACAATGATGAAAGATGTAAATAATCTAGATGACTTTGATAACTGGGCACGAAAAGTATTAAAAGGTGGTCAATTAGAAGAACAGGGACCAGATCGTACAGGTGCTTTAATACGTAACTTACAAGAAATGATAAGTCATAGTGTATTAAGTGGACCTAAAACCCCAGTTCGAGCACTTTTAGGTACAGGTAGTGCAACATTTTTACGTCCTCTATCTACATTTTTAGGTGCAACAATGAGGTATCCATTTACAGGAGACTCAGCTACTATACGTGGTAGTCTTGCTTCTATGAATGGTATGTTAGAAGCTGTACCAGAAGCATTTGATTTGTTTTTTACAAAACTTAACGGTTACTGGAGTGGAGAACTATCTACAGTTAAAACTAGATACATTGAATTTAACAAAGGAGATGCTAACTGGGAGTTAATTCGTAGATGGGCAGAAGATAGTGGTAGAGCAAGTGTAGAAGATCGTGCTATCTTTGCAACTACTAATATGATACGTAATATAAATAACAATAATCTTTTTACTTACTCTACTAAACTAATGGCAGCGACTGACGATGCCTTTACGTTTTTACTAGGTAGAGCTAAGATGAGAGAAAAAGCTATGCGTAGAGTACTAGAGCTACAGAGTGATGGTGTTGAAATACCTAACATTACATCAGATGTGATGAAAGCATATCAAGATGACTTCTATGCAGAAATTTTTGATGCTAACGGTAATATAAAAGATGATGCAACTATGTTTGCAAAGAAAGAAGTTACTCTTACTCAAGACTTAACAGGGTTTTCTAAAGGGCTAAACGATGTATTAACATCTAACCCATACGTTAGACCTTTCTTTTTATTTGCAAGAACTGGTGTAAACGGATTAGCACTTACAGCTAAACATACACCCGGATTTAACTTCTTAGTTAAAGAGTTTAACGACATAGCATTTGCAACTGCTGATAACTTAGGTAATCTTAAAAAATACGGTATTAACACAGTTGAAGAATTACACAATGCTAAAGCTCTACAAACAGGTAGATTTGCTATGGGTACTGCTGTAACCTTTATGGCTGTTAATGCTTGGATGACAGGTAGATTATCAGGTAATGGTCCATCTGACAGACAGATGCGTCAAGGATGGATAGATGGTGGTTACGAGCCTAGAACTATTGAAGTTGGTGGTGTAAGAGTTGGTTATGATTCTATTGAACCTTTTAACCTTATACTATCTACAATCGCTGACGTAGGTGATGCTAGTATACTAATGGGCGAAGAGTGGACTGAAAAAGAACTACAAAAAATTTCTTTAGTTATAGCACAGTCTATATCCAGTAAGTCTTATCTAGCTGGTATTCAACAACTTGTTGATTTAGCTGCTGGTAGACCCGGCCAAGCTGAACGTATACTCGCTAGTATAGGTAACAACACTATACCTTTAGCTGGACTACGTAATGAAATGGGTAAACTTATGAACCCACACATGAGAGAAATAAACTCTGGTGTGTTTCAGTCATGGCGTAACAGAAACTTACTATCTGAATATTTACCCGGTGAGGACTTACCTTACAAATTTGACATGTTAAACGGACAGCCATTAAAGCAACACGACTTTATGACTAGAGCATTTAACATGGTTAGCCCTATATCTCTTAATTTAGATCGTGGCCCCGGTAGACAATTATTGTTTAATAGTGGATACGATTTAAGAATATCTACATTCTATGCTCCAGACGGTACTAACTTAACTGATGATGCTAGAATTAGATCTGAGTTTCAAAAAGCTATAGGTCAATTTAATATTGAACTTGAGCTAGATAGGTTAGCTACAGATCCTAAAATTCTACAGTCTATTGCTTTAATGAGAGCTGACATTCGAGCTGGTAAACGTGGTGAATTTAATGCAAGAGACTATTATCATAATATTGTCATTGACCGAATGTTTAAAAAAGTAAGAAAGTATGCTTGGAATTCTATCAAGAATCAAAAAGCTATATATGCTTTACGTATGGAACAGCAAGGCAAAGACACATCACAGGCGATGAAAAAAGCCCAATCATATAACTTACAAAACATGTATAAGTAATGGCAACAACATTCGTAGATTACACAGGAGACGGAAACGCTACGAAGTCGTTTTCCTTTCCTTCCATAAAAGAAGCTGATATTAAAGTAGAAGTTGATAACGTCATAAAGACAGTCAGCACACACTATAATATAACTAGCTACACAACAACAGGTGGTGGTAATGTTGTTTTTACATCAGGCAACATACCAGCAAGCCCAGCTGCAATACGTATCTTTCGTGATACAGATGTAGACAGTGCTAAGGCAACTTTCACAGCAGGGTCATCAGTTAAGGCAGGCGATCTTAACAACAACAATAAGCAGCTACTATTTGCTGCACAAGAAGAACAGAATCAAACAGTAATAACATCTCATATAAAAGATGCAGCAGTTACTACAGCTAAGATAAAAGATGATAATGTTACCATGGCTAAACTAGCTGGCGGTGCATTACCTACTGATATTACAGTTGCAAGTGCTAACATTGTAGATGGTACTATTCTATCTGGAGATATAGCAAACAGTGCTATAACAACAGATAAGTTAAATAATTTAGCTGTTACAACAGCAAAAATTGCAGATAGTCAAATTACTTCTGCCAAGATAGCAAACGGAACTATTGTAGCTGGAGACTTAGCAAGCAATGCAGTAACTACAGCTAAGATACTTGATGACAATGTAACTGCTGATAAACTAGCACATACTTCTGTATCTGCTGGAAGCTATACTGCTGCTGA